TTAATCGGGGTTCAAATCCCTGTCCCCGAGCAATACGGAACGAACAGGCTGTGAAAGGCCTGTTTTTCCTTTATCTAAGCGGTTTTTATGCAGTTCAAAAGTGGAATTTAGGCGAGGCATCCATTTAAGCAAAAATTCAAAAGCCGGAGTGTAATTTGTGTCTAATTTTAGGTCTTTTAATTGAAAGTTCAAAAATATTTCGCTTAAAATCTCTCTTTTCTTTTCTGTGCTTGTTTTTGGGTTTAGATAATCCTTTTTAGCATTAAAAGCTAAGTCGTGTATAGCAACGCCTTGTTTGCAGAAATCAATCGTATTATCATTTAACTTTTCAATATTCTTCTTGATTGATTTTTCTGCTTCTGAATACTGTTTAAATTTTTTATTATAAAATTCAAGAGTGATATTCTTATCTATTTTATCCTCATATATAGCTTCTAATCTTTGCTCTATCTTCTTAAGTTCATTATTGTAGGTTTTCATTTGTGTTTCTTTGTATTCTTTTTGGTCGGTAAAACTATCTTTTAAATTTTTTTCAAGCCAATTTAAAACCTTTTCGTTTTTAGGCGAAACTTTATCAAATAAAGGAAATATCATTTCTTCTAAATCTTCTTGTCTAATATATTTTTTTTGGGAACAAGGCTTATATCTATTGCAATAGCCATACCAGTGGCCTTTTTGTTTTGCCCATGTTATTACTCCGCCACATTCACCGCATTTTATTTTACCCTTAAATATCGGAAGATGTTTTTTATATCTCGGGGCATTTATCGGTCTTGTTATTTTCTCTTGAACTTTATCAAATAATTCTTCGCTTATTATAGCTTTATGCTTTCCTTGATATATTTTATCGCTCCATTTCATTTTTCCACAATAAAAAGGATCTAATAAAAAACGGTGCATAGAACTTTTGCCAACCGGTTTTCCGGTTTTTGACCTTAATCCTTTGTCATACATAATCTCACATAGCTTTTTAAGGGAATAATTGCCGGTAGAATAAAGTTTAAACATTGTTTTGATATATGGAGCCACCTCATCATCTACAACATGGATTTTGTGTCCTTTTTCGCCTACGGTTTTATATCCTAACGGCGGTTTAGTCGGCAACCAACCCGCTTCAATTTTAGCTTTTTGTCCTTTTTTAACTTCCTCGCTTAAATTATCTATATAATTTTTAGCAAATAAAATTCTAATACCCCAATTAAGCTTTTCTTGTGATCTTGAATCTTTGTGCATGATAAGACTATCTTTAACTAAATGGACTTTTCGCTCGCCGTCTTGCCTAAGCCAGCCGTCAACGGCAACCATATCTTTAAAATTTCTTGTTAAGCGGTCGGCTTTTTCACAAACAATAATTTTAAGTTTTTTATCTTTTACATACTTTAACATTTCGGCAAATTTATTTCGTTGTTTTTCTCCGCTCGCACTTTCAGATATTTTAAAAACCTTATCAATCGTTAATTCATTTTTATAGCAATAGTCTTTTAAATATTTTTCTTGAGCAGGTAAAGAATATCCGGTTTCTTCTTGTTCTTTACTGGATACTCGGCAAAATATTATACATTTTTGTTTATTGTTTTTCATATGATAATTTTTAATACAAAAAGGGACGGTCGTAGCTTACCTAACAGAATAAAGCAAAAGCTATATTTGTCAGTACGAACCGCCCCTTTTTGGGGACAAATAATATAAAAGCTTTTGCCTTTATTGTTTCTGTTAAGTAAGCATTTATATATTATCATATTTATTTATTACTGCAAATTTCTTATTCTTAACTCTTTTAGCAAACTAAAGTAATCAACAAGCCCATTAGCAATTTCAGAGGCTTCTTGAAAACTCAAATCCTCGCCAAATTCTTCTTTGACGATTAATTGAAATTCAATTATTGATTCTTTAGAAAGCATTTTATTAAGTAGTGTTAAAAATAATCGACCTTTCAAATACACCTTGCTTAAAAGGAATAAAATCAAGCTTGTAGGCTTTATATTCAACTTCACCGACCCATTCGGAGTCAAAGGTTTTTTCAAAAGCGGGAGTTATGGAGGAGCAAATTTTTTCAATAAATTTTATTGCCCAATATCCTAAAATCTCAACAGGCTCTAATAATGTTTGTGATCGAAAGAATTTCTTTTTACCAAAAGTTCTTTCGTCAAACATATCTTTACTTAAATATTTACAAACATAAGCACCGATATTATCTACATCGTTTAAGGTTTTTATATCTATATTTCCTTGTCCCCAAATTTCAGTTATTTCTCGGAAGTGAATAAATGGCATTTCACAAAGCAAGTGATAATGAACCGCTCCTCGTTGTTGAAATTCGGGTATAGCAAGATATTTAAAATCAGGGTATTTGTAAGTTATCCGTTTAATAAACTGATTAAAGATATAGTTTGCAGTTTTGAGGTCAGTGATATTTTTGGCAAAAGTCAAAGTCATAAATTTAGTTAATTGCGGGTTTGAGTTTATCAATCGTCTTATTTCCGTTCGTGTGCGATTGACGGAGTATTCTTGTTTCTTTTTCATTATTGCTAATTGCTCGAAAGCGTTTAATTGTTTTGGCTCTTTTTTGAGTATTTCTTCTTTGTTTGATTCATATTCCCGCCAGACCTGTTTTTTATATTTGTATACTTCAACATGCTTGCCCGATACCACAACCTTGAAGTTGTAGGGGTAGGCCATAACAATTTTTCGTTAGATGTGTTGATATAATCAAGATTAGATAGTAAGACGCTATCGCTACCTTTCTGCGTCTAAAATCTCATTTGCAGTTCGCCTTTTTTTCGTCGTCGGGCAACCGACGAAAAAAAGGCTAAACCTGCCAAATTAAGATATTTTATTAGACGAGCGGAAAAGAACAGCGACTTAGGGCGTTTTGTGCCACATCAGGTTGCCTCATTGTAGCAACAGCTTATCTTCCGTAAATGTAGTATTTTTCAAATCTCCACATTGACAAAAGCAAGCTATCAGTCGCTTTAATCGGCATTGTCCGATATGGCGATAAACGGCCCGTCAACGGATATTTATTTACCGGCCGTGATTTAATTCTTATGAAAAAGAAAATCACTTCAAACTGGACAGGTTCGGAAACAACCGAAAGCTTAGTCCGCAAGCAAATTTCTAACCGTTGGGGTTCGGAAGAAGCTGAAAAGTATGATCCGAAAGCCAATTGTCTAACTATTAGACAATGGAACGAAAACGGATACAGGGTTAAGAAAGGTGAAAAAGCCTTGCAGTCCTATATCGTAATTGAGAAAAAGGACGAAAAGGGAACGGTTATTGAAACCTATCCGAAACGGATTAACCTTTTTTATCAGAAACAGGTAAAACAGGTTTAAGCGAATAAAGGGAGCGGTTCTTTCGGGATCCGCTCCCTTTTTTTTGTATGCGTCAGCCGTTCTTTTTTTGTTTGGAATAAGGAGGAATACCCGGAGCGTTTGGAATAAGTCCGGAGTTTTGATTGGAATAATCTTTTTTATATTCTCGGTGATAGGGAAATTCGGGGTATTCAATGAAGTTTACCGCTTCGTGCGTGTTATAACATTCTGCTTTAGCTTTACGAAAAAGAAAGAATCTGCGTTTTACTGCTTTTCTTCTTGTGTTATCGTCTTTTAAATCTTGCAATTCAAAATATGAAGACATAAATATTTTGCCAAAGATGTTTTTTATCTCGCAAAAATGTTGTCCTAAATCTCTAATTCGTTTATCAATATTGCTAGTATGCTGAACACCTGCCCAAATATCTAAAGGAATAATTTGCCCATTATCATCCTTTTTAATATCATGGCGGTGAGCGGAAAACTTCTGCTTTGCGGACGGTGGCATTTCTTGCCATTCTCGGCTATCAAAATAACCTTGTGCTTCATCAATAAAAATCTGTCCGCCTCTTATATGGAGTAATTCCGGTATTTCAGACCAAAAATAAACATTGCCCATTTTTTCTTTGTTCCATTTTTTCTTTTCTATGTAGTCGGAAAAATCCAGTTTCCAGTTAGCATAAACATCAAAACCTCGCTTTAACATTTCTAAAGCCTTATAAGTCATAAATAAGGTTTTTCCGGCTCCGGGTTTTCCGGTAATAATTGTAATCATAAAATTATCCTCTAAAAAATACACCAACTTTCATTATTAGCTTAATTAAAAACAAAGTAAGCTCAATGAATATCACCAACATTAAAATGGTAAATAATGAACTAATAGGAAATATTAAATCTAGTTTATAGAAAGTCGGATGAACTTGATTAAAAGCATTATCAACCGTGGTAATAATGTTGTTGTTCGGGTCGGCGTCCGGAAGCAAGGAGAATATTTTTATTAGTATGGTTTCAATGAAATTTAACATATTTTTATTCGTCGCTATTAAATAAATGATTTACTCTCACTAACACATAGACGGCAAATAATAACCACAAAAAAGTCGTTACATAGGGTCTTAAACCGTTTGCAAAAGTTTTTACTGCCGAATTAGAACCAAGAAAGACGGGAATATCCAAGTCATATTCACCATTTGCTGACATTGCTTGAAAAGTTATATCCAAGGCGTCGTCATCAAATTGTTCCGGTGAAGTGTTAAAGAGGGTATAAAATCCGTCATAAAAAGCAAAGTAGTAATTAAATACAACTTTTTCTTTTAATTTCTCAACTAAACGAGGGAATAAGTAGCGATATTCATCGGGATTGATAATCAAATCTATATCAGAAACAAAAACACCGAAAGGATATTGCCTTACCAGATCACCGTCATTAAATAATTGAACAACATAATGAAGCGGTGAACTGCTTGCGGTTAAATTTACTGAATAATTATTGGTATCAGCCATTTCATATAGAAATTTAGTATGGTAGGCGTCATTTAAGAGATTACCGTTTTCATCATATTGCTTGATATTGAAAGCAAGAAAAGGTGAAAGCGGTTGCGGATAAGTAAAAGAAAAAGACATATCTGTGTTTGTACTTCCAAGAGGCAGAGTTAATGCAGGCATATCAAAAACCGGTGAAACTATTTCAATATCAAAATCATTATAATAATCATAATTGAAATACCATTCGTCAGGATAACCCTCAATTACTTCAATTCCGCTTATAGAAACAGCGTCCATTAAATTGTCGTAATCAACGCAATCACCGGCAACGCTATCAGCTTCAACAGCAACAACCCAATTTGAAACTCCGTTATAATAAAATTCAGAAGAAAAAGACTTATCAACGCAGTCAACGGTATAATCAAGATTAGAAAAGTCGGAGCAGTCATTTGTTAGAGCAATACGGTTTGTTCCGTTAGTCGGACAATTTCCTTGCACTGTAATCCAAGTTTCTTTTATTTTTGTTTCGCTTTCTTCCGGTGAGGTTATTTCAAAGGGTACAAGTGAAAAATCTTCATCGCCTACGCTTTGTCCATAATTATAAATTGCATTAATTTCAGTCGATGTAAGAGCTTTATCCCAAATAACCAAGTCGTCAATATAGCAATTATAATTTTCTTGATCGCTCCATATTTTTTTTATTTCATCCCATGAAACTGGAGCGTTAGCAATATTACCCTCAAACATTAAAGTAGTATCGTAATACCATTTGACTTTGCTTGTTGAGAAAGTAAAAGTCCATAAATGCCAGTCGGTATGATCGTCTATCATTTTATTTTCAACCGTTGTATTACTTGAATATCCGCCCATATTAGCTTGAATTCCGGGAACATAATTATTAGCATGATAAGGAGAACCGACCACAAAAGTGGCTATTTGTTCGTCGTAATAATTTTTAAGACTTATTCTATATCTAACCTCGCCCGAACTATCCGGATCTCCTTTTTCCCACATTGAAACGGAAAAACCGGAGGCAGGATTAAATACGGATAAATCGCTTGAATTCCAGCCCTCATTTGAGTTATAGCGATATTTATAACTATAATCGCCTTGAACTCCGAAAGGATTTGTACTAGACCAATATCCGGAATTATAAGTCCGAAAGTTTAACTCGCTTGAATTAACTAAACCGATATTTGGATCGGCTTGACTGTTAAAGTCCCACATCTCTAAAATATCGTTGTTAACGGCAAAGACAGGATTTGAAAGAAAAAAGAATAAGAAAGCAAAAGCGAATAGGATTGTTATTTTAATTAATTTTTTCATAATCGTTGGAATAAGAGAGGAGGCCAGCCTAATTAAAGGCTAGCCTCCTTTAGCCTATCTCATAAAGCGTCTAGCCAACTTCCACACAAAACCGATTGAGAAGATGATGACACCGACAATCACGATATTGGAAATGTTAGTGGTGATAACACCGGTTACATTTTCTTTCATCGTGGTTACTACCGACTCGGTAGTTGAGGCGACATCAGGGTCAACGGCGGCGAAAGCACTGGATCCAAGAGCTAAAACTCCACCTAAAACTGCAAGTGAAAGCGCGGTGATTTTAGCTTTGCTTTTAGCAAACAGGCTTTTGATTTTTTTAGTCATACTGTTTAACTTTTAATTTTTTTAGCGAATAACAATAGTACGCCGACCATTGTTCCGATTATTATTCCCAATACCAAACCTTTCTCAAACACTTCTGCAATTAATGAGAAGTTGTCTAAGTAGCAGGAATTGGCATTGTTTATAAAATTAGAACACATACTATTTGCCCGATATTATTGCTAAAAGAATGCTCAAAATCACATACACGACTAACGGTAGAATTAGGGACATCCCAAAGCCAAAGAATATATTGTTTACAAGACTAGCCATATTAAGACTTGAAAATAATTATTAAGATTATTAAAGACAACAAACCGAACAAGATAGCAAAGGAAACCGTGAGTAATTGGCTGAAAAAATTTATTAAATCCAAAGCTTCATCGGTCAAAGCATAAGTTGTTGTAGCTGTTGTAAAAAAATCCATAATTATTTTTGGTTAGGAATGTAAAAATCTATAAAAGCCTTTTTTCGCTTGCCGTCTTGAATGTAGTAAGGGAAAAAGGCAACTTCTACGGAAACGGTTTCGCCTTGTTTTCCGACTTTTAGATCAACATCAGAAACATTGACCTTTATCGGATAAATACTTCCTTGCGGTTCAATAAAAAGCGATTTGCTTTTTCCTTGAGTTCCGTCTTTTCTGGTGAATTCTCTTATTTCCTCTTTTTTGAGGATTCCTGTGATTTTCATGTGTTTGTAGATTCTTTTGATTTATTAGTTTCACAATCGACCTTTACATTTGTGAATTATGGTTTAAGCATATACAAAACACCTTCACAAAAATTACGGGTAATTTTTTTGTGAATAACAAAAAAGCCCAGATTTACTGGACTTTTATCTTATATTTTTGTGAATTTAGAGGTATTTTTTGTTTATTTTTACCTTGCCTTTACTGCCTGTGTTGTATTTAAGAAACTCTATAATAGTATTATTTGTTTGTTCTCTTATTTTATCGTTTATATATTGGCAAGTTCGGTTGTATTTTTTCCAATTATTTCTTCTTTCCTTATATTCCAATTCGCCAAACTCATCTTCGGCAATTTCAGAATAGAAGAAGTTATCTTTTAAATTGTTTTTGTTATCAATGAAAATATATTTAAGTATTTTGTGGGCATTAGTCATCCTTTCTTGCTTGTTGATATAAACTTTTTGTCCTTTGATAAATAAAATGCTTTTCTTTTCATCAAAATAGGTTTTATTATCTTTTTTGTCGTCGCAGAGAAAGCATTTCTTATCCAGTTGGTCGAATATGTTGCTATTTATTACTTTAAATGAAAGTTCAAGCATTTCTTTGGAGTAGGGCTTTGAATATAAACGGCTTAAATTTTCAAAATTATCTTTTTCGCAAATTTTACACTCTTTAATCTTATTCATTTTGCCGTGTATCACTTCCAAATTAGAGTAATATATCCAAAAATCATTAGTATAAATAACCTCACCCTTAACATCTAAAAATTCGTCTTCATCCATGCCGTCCTTGTGTAGTTTACCCATTATTTTAGCAGTATCATCAAACATTTTCTGTAAAATTTCTTGTGTTAAAGGATCTTTGTTTAAAAGCCTAATGTATCGATAAACAATAACGAATCTTTGAAATATGTTCCGCTCGATGCAAAATAGCCGGGTTAATTCCAGCATTTTTTGCTTGATTTTGTGAGCGGAAACTTTCATAATAACATTTTTTTATGTTTGTTTTTATTTGTACAAATGCCAGCAAGATGGATTTAAAGTTTATCGGTTTTTATGCTTTGTCCTATCGACAAGTGTAAAAACCTTAGCTTTGCCACCATATGGAGGAACTCGATCACCACCTGAAAGAGTAATCTCTTTCTTTGTGCCGGTTGGTGAATACTGACCCGACACTTTAGCGGTTTGACCTGTCCTAACTTTTACTTTTGGCATAAGTTTTGGATTAGGTGAATTAATAAATAGAAGCGTCCGACTTTAATCCGCTCCCATGCTTGAAAACCTAATAAAATAGATTTGCAAACGGAGAGCGATTAAAGTGAGCTAAACTAAATAAAAAACCACTGCCCCCAAGCTTATTTTCTTGCTGGCGTTTCTACAAACAAAATTATATTTTATTTTAAATTTCTAATTATTTTTACTACCAAACCTCTTATCTCCACTTCTTTTCTATAAATTGGTTTGTATTTAGGATTAGCAGGTTGCAATTTTATTTTTTCATTATCTTCTATATAAATTTTTTTTAAGGTGGCTGTGTTATCATCTATTATAGCAACAACCGTGTCGCCATTATCGGCTACGGACTGCTTTTTAGCAATAATAATATCGTTGTCAAAAATACCCTCGTTAATCATGGAATCGCCTTTGGCTCGTAGGGCATAGAGATTACCCCTTAATGACTGTTCTCGGGCAACTTTAATAAATTCACCTCGTTCTTCAATAACTTCAATCGCTTTACCACAGGCAATTTCACCGGAAATAGGAATTTCTAAATACGGCTTTATTTTTTTAGGCAAATATAAACCTCGCTCTTTTCGTTCGTCCTTTTCCAAATAACCTTTATCAACAAGTTCGGCAATGTGTTCATGGACAGTTGAAAGAGCTGATAAGCCAAATTTTTGGCCTATTTCCTCATAATAAGGGGAATAGCCGTGTTTCTGAATATAATCGGAAACAAAGTCTAAAATTTCTTTTTGTCTTTTAGTTAATGTATTCAT